GGTGGGAGAAGGGAGGGGAGAGGGGGAAGGAGAGGCTGTAGGGGTGGGGGAGGCGGTAGCCGGGGGTTCGGGCTGAGTGCTTACGCAAGCAGCGAGCAGGAGGTTAAGATTGAGCGCACTCAATAGCTTCATATGATTCAATTCCTTTTAAAATTTGTTCGAGCAAGTCTTCAAACATCTCGTCGTCATCAAGCATCTGTCGGTATGCCACCAAAAGGTTGATGAGTCCATATGCCCACCCGACTGCGCCTAGCTGGTCAGGGTCGACGGTTGTTTCGAAAACGAATTGCCCGGTGTCGCTGTTGTAGGACGCAGAGGTGAGATTTGTCGTGTTCACCTCTCCACGATAATTGGGGGAATTTTTTTTTGTACCCGCTGAGGCAAATATAAACACAAAAAAGGGGAATACCCCCACCCCCCGGGTCATCACCAGGGCCTCGCGCCTGGTTGGAGCGAGCCCTAATATAATAGAGGCGCACGATAACCACAGGCAAATAGCGTAAGTAGTTGAATCTATTCAGTATTATCTGTTTAGGAAATGGGATTAGTGGTTTTGGGAATCCACTTTTGGCTATTCTTAGATCTCTAAATTAGCGAATCGAGAGAGGATAACAAGACTCGATCAAGTCGAGATCCGAAAGTATCGGCGAGAACTCTCAGTCAACCGAGCGATGGCTCGAGCCCGCAACACGCCATCGCTGTCGAAATGCACGTCAAGCGTACATAAGTTCAACATAAACAAATGTGAGCGAATCCATTATGGATTCACACATTCGTTACGTTTACCGCCTAGAAGTTCAACACTACGAATGTGAGCAGTGCTAGATAATCCAAGTAGATACAGGTCCAATTTCGAGGCACGGCGAGTGCATCTCTTCTAGTCATGAGCAAGAAAGAACGCAGCGAGATCGAGAAGTTATACGAAGCACTCTCCACACTGTCCGACTCCCAATCGCCTCTGCTCCTCAAGCTTGTAGCTCTTGAGCTGAAAGCGAGTCACTTAGAAAGACTGAAGCCATTCAGCTTCAAAATCGTAGATGCATTCAAAGCAATGGAAGAAGAACTTCAGAAGATAGTCCAAGAAGAAAAGGAGTCCCAATGAAAAAGCTACTTACACTCGCCCTACTCACCGCATGTAACGCCGAAGTACTTGTTAGCAACGATCCAGTTCCTGAACCAACTCCGGCACCAGAGCCGAGCGCAGTTGCAGAGACCGCACCGCAACCCGAGACCGAAGTCATCGAGCTCTGCGGAGCAACTTGTCCTGCGATGCTCATGACTCCACTCGAAGCGATGCACGAAGCAGGTAATCTCGATTGGACACCCAGCCAGGTCAACGTCGAGCGGACACTTGCAAGTTCCATCGACGACGTTCTCGATGTGAGACTTGTCGATGACGTTAACGGTGGTCCGTTCGGAGAGATCAGAGTCATCACAGAGAGCGGAGTGTCAGCGATGTATTTTTTAACCTACCAACATTCAGCAGAACGAATCGACGGGTATAGGAACATTGCGCCGACAATCGGTTGGCTCACGATCCGCGACGTCCATTGGGCCGATGACTATACGTTGCAGCTGCAAGTTTGCATCCAAGACAACGCCGGTCACACTGGTGCATGCAAAGTTATCAATAAGGTGTTCCAATGAAGCCACGTCACCTCTCAGAATCTCAGCATGCATTAGTTTTAAAAACTCTCGACCGCTCTATAGGCCTAGAACTCTGCATCGAATGGTTAGCAAGGACAGGGGCTAGATCTGAGGAATTGTCAAGACTAACCACCTCAGATATCGATATTCAAGGTGGGGTTGTCATTATGCCCGCCGCTAAGGGGTCAAATCGAAGAGCGATCCCTTTACCTAAGGATCTCTTAGTCACAACGACGACGATGCTTAGAGACAAGCCGATGCATCTAGCCATGGGTTATGATCTAGGGGCTTCTTTCAAATCGGCCCTTAGAGCAGCTTGGACCCGGTTTAGGGTAAGGGTCTTGGGCCCTGAGGGCTCTCACTGTTCACTGCACGGCCTTAGGGCGACGTTTGCCGTCTTGATCTACAATCGGACCCATAATGACCTTCTGCTAGCCCAAGAGCTTCTAGGTCATAAGAACATACAGAACACTTTGGCCTATACCCGTTTGACTAGATCGAAGAGCTTTCGGACCAAGATTTTGAGGGCAGTCGGGGGCTAGCCTCACCCCTTCTTCAGCGTCTGCTTCGGCCGTTGGGCCAGTTGTCCAGTTGCAAACCCTATTATTGATCCATATGGACTTTTAGCGTTTTTACGGGTGTTTTTAGGGGTTTTTTGATTTGAGCTTTTTTTAGAAAGTTTATAGTATTTTCAGTGTCCCAAGTGTCCCAAAACTGAAATCCAGATAAATATCATGGCTTTACGTGGGCCAGATGTGGGTCGGATGCGGTCCAGATGGGTCAGATGACGCACCACGTTGGACAACTTCTGTCATGACGCACCGCGACCCATCTGGCCCAAGTGGCCCACATCTGGACCACATCTGGACCACTTTACTCGTCGGAGTGGTTGGTTAGTCGGAAGTGGCGGATGGCTTTAGGCCTGCGGCCACCCAAGCGCGGTAGTTTGTACGTACAAGCTGAATCGGCAGGTACGCCTAGGGCCACCACGCCATCTCGGACGTAGCCAACAAGCCTCTTTGTAAAAGCCTCCCTGCTTACGGGGAACCTCTTTCCATCCTCGCACCATGAGACGTAGACTCTGTAGATTGAGTCCCTGTCTGTGTCCCATTCTGGCTCAGTGGTGACGACGCCAGCCTCATGCATCCAGCCGTAAACCGTGCAGCTTGAAAGCTTGTAGTCCTCTTTGAGCTCAGCCGATCTATACGAGGTGCTGAGTTTTCTGGACTCTACCAGCTTCCTGGCTACCGGAATAATGTCGTTGATAATGCCTGAGTATTCAGCTCGCAGCTTAGCGTCCAGCTCGGTGTCTCTCTCCTGCTCAGAGAAGTACCTAGTGAATGGCAGGAACACGAGCCTGTCACTGAGTCCGTGGCTTGCGTCTTTGAAGACAGGCATTTCGTTGCAGGCGAACACGAACCTAGCCCGTACGGTCATCGCGTATTCGGGTTTGTTCTTGTTTGCTGCTTGCAGCTGCCCGCCACCCACTGCTGTCTTGAAGAACTCAGAGTTGATACTGTCGGACGGTGTTTCCTCACATACGTTGAGGATTTTAGCGTCCATCGTCACGACCGAGAATGGCCGATCGAGCATCTTGAGAGGGACGATCGAGCAGTTCTCTGGGCCACATAGTCCACGAAGCACATTGAGTAGCGTGCTCTTGCCGTTGCGACCTGTGCCATAGAGACAGAAGGCTCTATGCAGGAACGGATCTCCCCCGATCAGCGTGTATGCAAACATCTCTTTGGTCAGCGTTATCAGCTCCAAGTCGCCGTTGAAGATATCTCTAAGGAAAGCCTGCCACGTGGGAGCCGTGGCGTTCGGATCGTAGCAGATAGGGAGCGTGTACCTCATACGGTACTCGGCCGAATGCGGAACGTGGTTGCCGTTCTTAACGTTGAGCACGCCGCTGGCTAGATTGATCAGCCCTGGCACTGGATCTCCGAAGAAGTCCTCGACGTAGTTCTTGCCTCGAGCGATGCGTTTGAACTGATCCAGCGCTGAAGGATCGACACTGTCCTTGGTCAGACGCATGATGAAGTTCTCGAACTTCTTGTCGTTGATGAATTCAAAGCGGCCCTGCTTCGAGTTGTAGAAGTAATCGCCTGACTCTTCGCTTACGTGAAATAGGCTTCCCTTCAGAAACGTAGCCATGGCGTAGAGATCGGGCTTCCCGCTAGATTTGAAAAACGAAAGGCCCTCGATCATCTCCTCTAGGGAGAGATTCGAAACGTCTCTGTGTTTTGTCGGAAGAGCTGGGAACTCTGGCTCTATGTTGTTGGGAGTGATGTGCTCGACGTACTTCCATTTGAGATTGATCATCCGCTGCGCTGCTTGCACAACGCTTAGCCCAGAGTTTTCGGGATCTGTCCTAAACCAAGAGTTCTCGCCGAAGAACTTCTCATCCAGCTCAATGATCTGCTCAACGGCTTCCTCTTTACTAAGCCCTCTCATATACATGCCGTAGGCCTTACCTGAGAGTTCGCTCTGTCTACCTTTCGCTCCGACGATCTGTTTGCCGTCTGCGGTCTTGCCAGTTCTAAGCGGTCTAGTTTGAGGCTCCTCCTCGAGGATCTTCATCAGTTCAGCGAAGAGCTCTCTTGAAAGAACGGGGAGCTCTTCGACAGGCAGGACTTCAGACCCGACATCCCAGCGATACTCTTTGCGGATCTCGGGATGAATAGAGGGAGGAATGACTGTGAAGCTGTTGTCGCCGAGAAAGTCGATGTCGCCGACGCTGAATCGTTCTGGAGGGAAGCTTCCGGGTCCTACGAATACGCTCATTCCTTTCTTGCCGATTTTTCGCATCGGGGAGATGGAGCGAAGGAACGCCATGATCCTCGGGTTATCTGAATCTAGGTCAATGACCTGGCATCCTGCTGGTCCGCAAGCGACGCCGATGTTGTGATCAGGCCAGCGGTGTGCGAGCGAGTCCACCTCTGTCTCTGTTTGGCGGATGTGACATGCCAGCTGCCACTTCGTGAGCGCGCCTTTCTTGCCGTAAGCGGGCAGCACATTGTAACCCAGCTCCCAGAACTTGTGTGCGTGAATACCAAAAGGTCCCATATCGCCTCCCCAGGCTGAGAATCATCCCTGGATTAGGGCTTCGATTTTCTTTTTAATTTTCTTCCGAGGCGGAGATGTCCCGTTCTCATAGTTCCACACGCTCATTTGAGTGACGTTGAGAACTCTGGCGAGCTGGAGACGACTCAGTCCCACCTGCTCTCTCCATTTGCGCAGTGCATTTTGTGGCGATTTTTTAACTTGCATGGCTTACACAATTAGGCCGGATCGATAGGATGTCAAAAATGGAAGTTAAAAATACAAAGACACTGAGCGACAAGCCGAAGTTCATTTGCGTTTACGGAGTGAGCGGCATCGGCAAGACATCACTTGCATCAACGCTGCCGGGTAAGACACTGGTGCTTGATGCGGAGAACGGTCTGCTGCCTCTACTCAAAGCAGGCATCGACTACATCTCAATCGCAACTGGCGATAAGGGCGAGCAAGTGCCTGAGGAGATGCGCCACGATCGCTTCGAGGAGTTCATGAAGTTCATCAGTAAGCCTGATGTTCAAGCTAAGTACGACAACGTGGTTGTGGATTCTCTGACCGAGATCTCTCAGCTCACGCTCAAGAAGATGCAAAAGAAGTATACGGGATTTGACGTTTGGAATCACTACGCCTCTGCGATGATTGGACTGCTGAAGTTCTTCCGTGACCTCAACAAGTATAACGTCGTGTTCACAGCGCTCGAAGATTTCGACGGTGAAGAAGGAGCCGAGAAATATCAGCCCGAAGTTGGCGGCAAGAAAGTGCGCAGCTACATCGGACCATTGTTTGATTTCGTGATCCGCTACACAACAGACAAAGACGGCAAGCGCATCTTCATCACCTCTCAGACGGCGCGCACTGTTGCGAAATCTCGCAGTGATAACTTGGCACAAATCGAGGAGCCCCATCTTGGCAAGCTCCTTGAGAAGATCAATAAAGAGGAGTTAGTGAAATGAGTATTTGGGAAGACGTAAAAATTGAAGATTCTGTTATCGGCGAAGGTATCCATCACGGCAGAATCACCGCTGCTGCAGTTAAAAAAACGAAGGCCAGTGACACTTATATCGAGCTCAAGATGAAGTTCGATGACTTCGATGGATTCGTTTGGGATCGATTGAATCTCACTCACGAAAAGACTGCTGAGATCTCTCGTAAGAGTGTGAAGATGATTTTGGCTGGGGCGTACTTCACAGTGCCACCGGCGATCGAGACCTACGAAGAGCTCGCAGGTGGTCTCTCTAACATTCCTGTGGCTGTGAAGATCAAGCACAAGGGCACAGATGAAGATGGCCGCATGAAGCTTGGCATCTACTACGCTCCTGAAAAAGTTCCGGCCGCGTACAAGACGGCCTATGGACAAAAGTACTAGCCTTAAAAAATTGCGTGACTACCAGGAGCGCGTTGTTGATGCCTCCACGTCCTCACTGACTGAGCCTGGTAGTCGCGCTCTGATTGTTGCCTCGACTGGGGCGGGTAAGACGGTGTGCCTGTCACACATCATCGCTCGCCTCGGTCTACGCACATTGGTACTGGCTCACCGCATCCCGCTCATCAGGCAGTTAGCGTCAACCATTGGGGGTAGTTCCATTGCTTGCGCTTCGCTTGGTGAGCCGGATGTGGGTGGGCATGTTGTTGTGGGCACAGTGCAGACGCTTGCATCAAGAGATGCAGGGCCTCGTGATTTGATCGTGATTGATGAGTGTCACAGATTCGATGAGGATAGCGCTTACGCAGCTGTCCTGGATAAGTACCCATCCGCTCGAGTGCTTGGATGCACTGCTACTCCGTGGAGATCTGATGGTCTCATCTACGGGCCGCAGAAGTTCTGGCCAGAGCCGTGTGCTCAGATCGGTATCGATGAGCTCACAGACGCTGGACACCTGGTGCGGGCAAGACTCATGGAGCCTAGAGGTGCGTTCACTGAAGCTGATCTAGCTGAGGTGTCCATCCGTGCTGGAGAGTACGCAGCAAACGAAGTAGATAAGCTCATGGTTCCCCAGGTTGTGAGCAGACAGTGCGACGCTGTTGTCGCCGCTGCTCGTGACCGCAGGTGCATCGTGTGGTTGTGCTCATCGATCGAGCACGCATCGCACACAGCAACGACTCTCAACGCTATGGGTGAGGTGGCTGCCGAGTACCACAGTGGCGTGACGATGGACGATAGGGATGCAGCGCTGAACGCTCGTCACATCGTATCGGTGCTGGCTCTAAGCGAGGGTTTCGACCACCCGATCGTTGACACCGTGGTGCTAGCTCGCCCCATCCGCTCATCACTGCTCTACGTGCAAGCAGTGGGGCGTGGGCTTCGAACCTATCCTGGTAAGACCGATTGTATCGCGGCTGGGTCCCTTGTTCTTACTGATCATGGGTTAGTCCCTATTGAAAACGTTAGCAGCGATATGCTCTTGTGGGACGGCGAAGAGTTCGTTAGCCATGGGGGAGCTATCCGCAAAGGCAAGCAGGAGGTCATTTCTTATGCAGGAGTTACGGCAACATCTGACCATAAGGTATGGACTCCCAGAGGGTGGCTCTCTTTGGCAGAAGCCGCAAGAACCAAGGCAGGGATCGCTGTTACAGAAAGCCGTGGGGAAGGAGTCAAACTTTCTAAGGGCGTTTGGAGCAATGACATTCTTGGACTCTACCGGCAAAAGACGTGGTTATTTATTAGTCGAATGTACTCGATGTTCAACGATCTCATGGAAGGCCTACGACAGTTTTTATCAAAACAAGGCTGGATGTCGCAAATGCGGCAATCCAAGGATGGTTCCGAAGTGGCTTTACCAGCGTTGTGGAGCCGCTTCCGATCGGTGCAAGAACCCCTGCAATTCTCGATACATCAATTATGGAGGCAGGGGGGTAAAATTTCTCTTCAGCTCTCCCACAGAAATGGCTCTTTGGATCTTGCAAAATCTGGGCAGCCCTCCGAGCAAGACGGCTCAAATAGACAGAGTCAACAACAATGGTCACTATCGACCTGGCAATATCCGTTGGGCCAGCCCACAAGTGAATGTCTGCAACAGAAGACGCAGAAGACTGACCCCCGCCATGCACCGGTTCAGGATGAAATATCCGGAAGTTCGTTACGCGGACGCCACTCTTATACATTTAATTGGACAAGGATTTTCAGAGGAAGACGTTTTATACAAGTGGGGGCAGCCTTCAAACAAACCAAAAGGGAAGTATGGGACATTCTCAACGCCGGACCCAGAAATCGCTTCACTGTAAATGGCAGGCTCGTCTCTAACTGCACAGTAATTGACTTCGGTCGCTGCATCCGTGAGTGTGGTCCGCTCAACGATCCGGTGATTCCAAACACACCCAAGACTCTGTGCATGGAAGCCAGGCCCTACCGCGTCGTCCGCTGTGATGAGTGTGGACTGATATACTTTGTGACTCGCACCGAGCAGGCTAAGTGCGCCGACTGTGGGCATGTCCCACAGTGGGAACCTCCCACCTCACTACGAGGGACGGCGGACACGGGTGCTGAGCTCTACAAACCAAAGAGTGCTGCGACCTCTCTGCACACCTTTGAGTGCGAGGGGCTTGAGCATATCGGCACCTTCAGCGGTGGGCTCTGGATGAAGGTGGTCGGAGTGCGAGTGCATAAAAACGATTTTATGCAGGCAATTATGCAACTGGTTGACGACCAAGGCTTACGGCTCACGCTCACTATTACTTTTTCAAATCCAGGTCCGCCGCCAATGGTCAATCAAGGCATGTGGTTTGGGCGGATGAAAATCTACAAGAAGTGGCTCAAGGCTTTTGGTCTTGATTCAGGAGTGCAGTTCCCGCGCATCAGAGTGATGCCAGAGCGAGTGCATCTGCAGGTGCATGCAAGGATGCTCAGAGAAGCGTGGGCTGATGAGTGGGAAGGCTCGCAGGAAGTGATCCCGTATAAGGAAGGGTTCATGGACGGGGCGAGTGAACAGGTGGGGTTATTTTAGAATCAAAAATTCAACACGAGATCTTGGTTGCGCTCACACGCAGGGGAGCGTTTGCGTTTACGCTGGTTACGTCTGGTCAAGCGCAGGCCGATGGCTCTTACCGCAAGCGCTCGCCGTGGGCGATTCGAGGTGTGCCCGATGTCTGTGTGCTGCATGAGGGTAGAGTCGTTTGGCTCGAGGTGAAGAGCGCAACGGGGAAGCAGTCAAAGGATCAGCGTAGCTTCGAGCTCCAGTGCAAGAAGCATGGGGTAACGTACGGACTGGTTCGTTCGGTCGATGAAGCCTTGGAGGTTGTTTATGGTAGCAGTGTTTGAAAACGTCGCTCAAGGATCGGATGTTTGGAAGGAAGCGCGTAAGAAGCGCATCGGTGGATCTGAGATCGCATCGATCATCGGAATCTCCCCGTACGTCTCTGCCTACCAGCTCTGGATGGAGAAGACTGGAATCAAAGAGCGCGAGGATATCTCACGCATGCCTCACGTGGTCCGAGGAATTAACGGCGAGAAGGTTGCGCGTATGCTCATTGAGAAGCAGACGCTGAAGTCGTTCAACCCGCAGGTGTGGAAGATTGAAGGCACTCCCCTAGGTGCTTCAGATGACGGCCATTCTCATGAACTGAACACGATCCTAGAGATAAAGTGTCAGGGCGCGAAAGCCCACGAAGCCACTAAGAACGGCGTGATCCCGAACTACTACATGTGTCAGTGTGTTTGGAACCTCGGCGTATCTGGTGCTGATGAGTGCTGGTTTATTTCCTTCCGCCCTGAAGACGGTACGATGCACAAAGTTGTCGTGTATCCGGACCCTGTGGAGTTCGAGCGGCTGAAAACGGCAGCGCTCGAGTTCTGGGAGCTTGTGAGCACACGTGTCCCGCCGAGCCTGTCTGAAGGCGACTACGTAGACCTTAACTCCGACTACGGCCTCAAGGCGCTGGCAGAGGAGTACGCTCGCCTCAAGGGTGAAGTGGCCGCTAAGCAAGACCGGCTCGATGAACTGGAGACGCGCCTTAAGGACGTGATGGGTAACAACCCTGGCGTGCGTATCGGGCCTCTGAAGATGACGCAGTACACAAGGCGCGGAACGATCGACTATGCGCGCATCGCTGATGTGAGTAAGATGTCTGCTGAGGAACTTGAGAGCTACCGTCGCCCATCATCAGTGGGTGTTAGATTCACGTTGGGAGTTTTATGATCAACAAGATGCCGCCGGATTTCGTTCAAGCTGGTCACATGAGGCAGATCGCCTGGTGCCGCGATAACAACTACGACTGGGCCGTGGTGCTTCAGCACCGCATGACTGCTCAAGACCTAAGGGACTTCGCTGTGTGGGCCGTGAAGGCTGCTGAGTGGCTCGAGGATGGCAAGCTTGAAGAAACGGCCATGATGGTGGCTCGTGAGGAGCACCGTCAACGAACCAACAGGCCTATCGAATACAAGTCCATCCACGAAGATAAGTTGACCCTTGGGCAGGTGGCGAAGTTTAAAAAGGGTCGGTAACATGAGAGGGTGCTAGACCCTTACTCTCAGCAATACGCTAAGATTAAGTATTCAGCCAAGACTAGAGGCATCTCGTTTGAGCTTAGTCTTGATGAGTTTATAAATGTCGTCCGTGAGCCCTGCTTCTTATGCGGGCGTCGTGTGATGACTGATTCAGTCAACGGCAAGAAAATCGATTCACTGATTATGTGTGGCATCGACCGAGTCGACTCGTCGGTGGGCTATGTGGCCGGTAACGTCGAGGCTGCGTGTATTGATTGCAACAACATCAAAGGGACCTATTCGATAGAGGAGCTTCTATGTCTGCTGATGCGGGTTCTTCCGAGACTCATGAGATACGTTGGCAGGAAGCTAGCAGAGCTACCCGGAAGAGCTGGGAGAAGAGACTTGGTAAAAGCGTTAGAATCTCCCGACATGATTATGAGATCATCTTTGTACGCAAACTCATGCTGGAAGAGAAAGAGCTCGAAGGGCTCTGTGACCAAGCGGAGAAAAAGATCTACGTATCGCTAGACGGTCAGGACCCGGCGCAAACGCTCGTGCACGAAATCGTTCACGCCGAGATCGGCGAGGCTGGTATTAGGCAACACCCTTCATGGTGTCTTTCCCTTGAGGAGATTGTTTGCGAGGTTTTTGCGAACTCGATGACTGCTCACTTTCAACTAAAGACTCGCGCTTCCTAGCAAGGTCTTCAAGTGAAGAGATCACATCGACTTCGTCTTTGAGCATCGCAAGAGCTTTGCTGTAGATTTCGGGCTTTTTCTTCTTAGCCATCTCGACGTCTTTGATCTTGCCTGCAAGGCACTCGACTTCCCAGTCTTTCTTGCTTTCAGATCCGTATTCATTTTCCATGTCTTCCATTATTCCTCCTGAGGATTAGCTGCGCGTTTCTTCAAGTATCTTCCTAGAGCAGACTCTGCTGCGCCAGAGAGCTGAGGGGCCGCTTTGTTAATAAACGTCCCAGTGGTCGTTGAAATTGGAGTAGCGAACCTTGCGGCTTGTTTGCCTAGGTATGGCAGGATTCCCAAAGACATAGCCATTGGGTCTACCTCGGTGACCAGCTTTCGGCGAGCTTCTTTCTCCGCCTCAGCCCTGGATCCCTTTCCAATCGTCTGAAGAAGACCGAGCTCTTCATTGGTTAACGACAGAGCTTGTCCAAGTTCTGGAGACGCTTGTGTGGCCGCTCTCTGGATCTCGTCGATCATGCCAGCGTTTGCCTGGCGATACAGGTTGATCTCAGTGGGAGTGGCCTTCATGTACCATTCAGTGCCACGTTTAGGATAAGCCTTCGATCCGAACGTGCTCTTGACGCTGTTAGCATCGAAGACACTAGCGGCGGCTCTCCCAGGAGTTTTCACAACCTCAGTTACTTGTGTCAGTATGGGCTTGCCTGACTCATCAAGGATAGCCGATGGAATCTCTCGAGTAATTGTTTCCGCTGTGGGCTCGATGGCTTGGAGTGAAATCTTTTGGTCAGTGAGTTCCTTCAGAGTTTGTTGTGCCTTGGCTGCAACTTCGTTATTCGCACTCCTTGAGAGAGCCGCCGCTTCGGCGATAGCCTCATCAAGGCCTCGGCTGTAATCCCTCTTCGGCAGGGCAGTCGCAACCTGCCCAAGTAGGGTCCCTTGGCGCGCCGCCGCCTGTTCTCCTTTTGCAGCAAGCGCTTTATCAATACCTCGGGCTGATCCAAAGATCCCCTTTTGCAGCATGTAGTTGCTGACTGCGTCCTTCCCCTTGCTGGCGATTTCAGCCATGGCGTTCATAGTTGGAACGCCTGCTGCTACGATTTTTTTGCCGACGTATGCCGTGGGCTGCTCGAGCGGATTGAGCAGCCCGTAAGCGATTTCTCCCCCTATGCCTAGTTGTTTGATGGGAGCGGCGAGCATTCCTGGATCTGCAGCCCCTTCAAAGACAGCTCCACCAACTGACAGCGCACGCTCTTGTCCTCTAGACAGTTTTTTTAGAGCAAGGGCTTTTCTCAGCAAGTCTTTCCCAGAGTATGCTTCGCCGCTAATAGCTTTTTCCACAGCGTCTCGTGGCAGAGTTTCGGGCATTGGTTGGAAACTCTCTGGGTAAGCCTGCGCAAGGATCTCGGTGGCTTTTGAGCCAAGCTTGTCAGCACCTGCAGCCACGGCAGTTCGGCCTATGCCAGACGTATACCCTAGAGCCTGTCCAAGCAGCTGCATCGGAGTTGGGGTCTTTACGCCTGCTAACATCTCTTGTGTCTGTTGCTCGGTGGGATCAGTCTCAAGAGAGTGAGCTGTCTTGAGCTGGTACAGGTCCTCGTCTGATAGCTTAGATAAGTCTCCACCTGCTTGCCTCAGTCTCTGTAGCGTATCGCTTGAGAGCTTGGTTAAATCCATTAACCGCCTCCACGCCTAGCCAACTCGGCCTCAATCTCACTCATAGAAGGCACTGAGTTCTTTGCAGCACCCTTTGCAGGAGCCTTAGGACTTTTATTCCCAGCGGAGCCTCGCATCTGTTGACCAATCTTCTTGTAAGATTCAAACGGATTGTTTGGGTACTTTTTGATCGATTCGACCACTCTGCCGTATGTGGGGTTGGCCTTGTACTGATCTGCGTCTGTCTCAGCTTCCAACTGAATTTTGTCTGCAAACTTTTGGCGAGCACTGTTAATAGAGTCTTTGAGGTACTGGATGTCCTCGTCTGCAACTTCTCCATTGCCTCCAATCTTGGTGGCGAATAGCTCGAACGCTAAGTTCACGTCTTTCATAACGGCGCGCTCAGCATCTGGGTCAGAGGTCGCCCCCTTATTCCCACCCAGGGATGCGAAGCTACCAGACTGAGCAATGATTCGTCTTGGATCACGGCTGTTGAGGGCGTCGTCGATTTGTCCAAATTTGATTAGGTAATCATTAGCGCTGTTTCGTTTTTTGAGCTGCTCGTCTTTGACGTCTTTAAACGCCTTCATGTCTTTAGCTTCAGTATCCTGCGCTCCCAGACGCGCCTGATTCTCCTTATCCGGGCCCGGGCTGTTAAGAAGTCGCAGCAGCTCTCCGCTCTTTGAGCTGCTCTTGGCAGCTTGGAGTTCGCTAAAGAGCTGGTCGGTCTTCTGATCGTAGCCAGCTTGTTGCTGCGCTGATTGCGCTGCAGCAGGAGCGATCTTCGTGCCGAAACTGGAATCCAGAAACGCAGCCACGGGTGTGACGTCGACGCCAGATGCACGCGCGGCAAGGCGAGCCTGCAATGCTTCATTGAGAGCCCCAGCCTTCTTCTCTTCAGCAGCCTTTTGGTCGCCAATCAGTTGAAGGATTGTAGCGGTCTTGAGCGCACGTTGTTTTGCGTCGTTGCCCTCAAGAGAATCTGCAGTCTCAAAGATACCTGCCATTAAGCGTTCATGAACCCGTTGGGGATCATGCCTCCAGCCTGGTTCGCTTTTATGCCGGGGGACTTCATGCTTTCAATTAAAGCCTTGTAGTAGTCGTTCTCAGCGCCTGATCTCTGAAGCCCCTGCCCGAACTGGAAGCCAGACAGAGCTCCTGAAGCAGCACCACCAAGGCCTCCAGGTCCTGCTTCGTCAACGCGCACTCTAGCGTCGCCGCCTTGAACGAGCGGAGCGTAGAGGGATTGCAGCGCTGCTTGTTGGGCGTTGTACTTATTCTGCGCTTGCGCTGCTGCTTTCTGTTGTGAACCTTGAAAGAGACCAAGGATCCCGAGTCCTGCAGAAGCTCCAAGTGATACCGGATCAAACATTTAAATACCCTCCATCTCAAGTTGCTTGGCGCGTGTGTAGTAAAGCGTGAAGGCCGCCTCAAAGTGGCCTGCTAGAACGAGAAGCGTTGTGTACTCAACAAGCGCTTGTAGTTTCGAAAAATCATAACCGCCAGCTTCCATGCGAGATACGAGAGCTGGGACGTTGTCGTGGTAGTACTTGAACTCTTCCGGATGGTTCTCTTCGCAGTACGTGTAGAACGCACCGAGCGCCATCTTGGTCTGCTCGTTGTGCGGGCCACATGCCTTCGCGACAGCTCCACAGATGTAGCTACCGCCACCCTGGGGCAGCTTGTCTGCTGCTTGCATCTGATCGGCAGAGAGTCTGCCTCCAGCTTGAAGAGCCGAGTTGAGTTTGTATTTATTCTGTAGGTAATCGTTGCGACCAGCAGAGTCCTTGGCGAGTCCTTCAGCAATCTGCTTCTGCAGATCTTGCTTAGCGCCCACTTCTTTAATGCCGATATCACGCATGCCCGCATCGGATGCAGCACGTGTCTGCTGGCGATTGGCCAGATCTCCAAAGATGTTCGAGGCCGCCACGCGCTCTCTTGCGCCAGACGACAGCCCGCCACCCATGGCGAGATCCGAGTACGTGTTAGCACGAGCGCCTGCAGCTGCTTGCGCTTGGTTGTCGAGGTTCGTTCCGAGTGCTGCTTGCGCTGCTGCTCGTTGCTGCTCAAACAAAGGATTAGGCCCTGCGCCGAAGGCTTGGTTTTGCAGGTTCTTGAAGGCAGCGTTGTTAGTCGTCGACTGATACGCAGGCGCTTGCTTGACGATGCCCTTGATGAACTTCTCGTTATCAAGTCGGCGTTGGTCGAGTTCGCTCAGCAGTTGTCCGTTCTGAGTGGGGAGGCTCTGCTGCTTCTTAGCCTGTGCGTTCATCGCCTGCTTAACTGTAGCCCCTCTCAACAGCGTGTTGTAAGCAGTGTCGTCTTGTTTGATTTTACCCTGTTTGACCAGTGCTTTTGCGTTCGCTTTTGCAAGCTCAGCATTGCGCTGCATTTGCTGGACGTTGATCATGTATACACTCCCTGCGCGACATCCATATCTTCGTAGGCTGTCACGTCTTTTTCAATTGTGTCGTCTTGATCTGGGACCATATCGGCAAGAGTTGAGAACACTTGCTCTCGGATCTGCTCAAGCTTTGCCTCTTCACGCTTGATACGTTGGTTGCCGATTTCTTTTGCAAGACATTGGCAGATCATGTGCTGTGCGATGAAATTCCAAAACTCAGGGAAGTCGATGTAGTCCGTTGTTGTTGTCGGGATCGATGCAGCGCGGATGTACCAGCTCACACACTTAGGTTCAGTGAATGTGAGAGTCACAGATCCTGTCGCCAGCGCCTCTGATGTCAGAGTAAGCGTGGTTGCTGAATCAACAGATTGCACGCGCGTTCCGTTAGCGATCCCAGTGCCTGAAACAAAGTACCCTTCAGTTAGCCCTGCTGTTGAGGAGACGGTGAGAAGAGTAGAGCTGATCGTGGTTGCAGACGATGCAAGAGTCACCACGTTTGATGTGCGCTGTGACTTGGAGAACATCCGGATCTTGGTGCCAGAACGCGCGTCGTTGTTGACGAGCATGTAGCCCTCGATATCGGCTGTAGGATATTGATCCAGGCGAGCTGAGCTGGTGAACCTGTTCTTGACTCTGATGCGCGGAATTTCAAATATCGTCGCGCCGTCTTGCACAACCACCCGAAGGAGCTTGTTGCCGAAGATGTTTGAGGGCAGCGAGTATTCGGCCTTGCCTGCAGAGAGCGCAATCGGTGCAACAGAGACGAAGTACTGATCTTCGATGTTGAGCTTATGGACTTCGGCCTCACACTGTTTGATTGCTTCTTCGCAATAAGTCAGCAGCTCGTCTCCAGTGATGAAGTTCTCTTCCTTCAGGTCGAGAGTATTCTGGACGTAGTCGAGCACATCACCATAAGTTTTATATGCGCTCATGTACTATATTTTCCGGCAAAAAACCTCACTCTACAAGCTCCCGAAGTGGTTATTACTAGGTCCCTTGAGGTGAACCGCTCATACAGAAACGTCACCGTACCCCCAGTTGTATAGGTCACCAGCACATCAATTGGGGTGAACCCCATAGCGTGTGGGATCCGAACGGCCGTCTCGGCCTTATTGAACTCAAGGTCAAAGAACTTGAACTCAGGCTGAAGCAGCGCCGCTTGAGATATAAAGTCCACCACCCATTGCAGGGACTCTTTTACTGCGTCGTCTTTGATCTGCTCTAGAAGCGGCTGCCTGATTTTCACTGGTTCACCGCGTTCTCACCTTGGTAGGCCAGCTGAGAGGGGCCGAGCACTTCGTAGAAGAGCGAGTATTCAATGAGGTTAATAAGCGATGCCTTGAGGTATCCGCGAATAACCCACTTGGCTCCAGTGCCGAGTGCGACCTCGTCATCTGGGTCTGAGAAGTCTACTTGCCCACCACTGACCTGGATGATCAGGTAGGACTTCGTGTAATTGTCTGCCTCAAATGAGATGTAGTAGTTAACGATCGCAGACGGGAAATCACGAGTACTCATGGAGGCTGACTTCACTGTGTCCGAAATCCCGGAAGCAGTGACTTCGACTGTGTCGTACTGGTTGCTCTCAAACAGCGGAACAAACCCAGGCCTCATTGAGATCTGCTTGTATTCGCATCTAAGGCCTCGGGCAGAGAACCTTCTCGAGGTGTCGATGATCGTGCGAGCAGGTCTCCAGAGGCGGGGGTCTCCATACGAGGCCGTAGGGCTGCCCCATGGAATGAAACGCTGGAAGTAGATCGGCTCTAGCGCGACGTCGATCCCTGAATCGTCGTTTTCGCTGCTAACCGTGAGAGTCATTTCAGCGTTGATATCAAGCAGCGGTCTGGCTTTGACGAGGATCTTTGTGACGTACTTCCTGGCCTGCGTTGTGCCTAGATCTAGAGCGCTGCCACGGTAGTCAAAGAAGATCGGTAGCTTGTCGAAGTCAGTGGGAACCGTGTTACCGCTTGCATCAATCCATACGTCGCTGGGCTCTGTTTTGCTGAAATATCTGGTGAACCCATGGCGATCGCCAAAGTAGAGTCTCTTGTTTGCAAAAAGGATAGCCGTGGGGAGCATGTTCCTAAACGCAGAAGTGGTCTTCTCAGAATTAAGGAAAGTGTATCCCTTAGAGGTCTTGTCCGATGCGGGTTTGCTCACAGTCACGGTAGACGGCGTTACATCGAGGGTGATGCTGCCTGCCTGAAGCGGAGCCAGCTCGTCGTTTCTGAACACGTACTGACCAGGGTCAACGCCTGTTGTGTCGGAGAATGTGACCAATTGGTTTACGTTCGTGCCGGTCAGGGTCTCATTGAGCTCATCGTCCTGGTAGCCAGAGCCCCAGGTAGTGAACACACGCTTGCGGATATCAAGGCAGTAGAATCCGGCGTTGTCGTCATCGACCGGGTAGGCTTCATCAAGCGAGTTGGGCACAGCCCAAACAACGCGCTGTTCGTTTAGATCAAGCGCGCCGCAGATCCGTTTGCGCTTATCGGCCGTATCCACAAGAGCCGGGAATCGTTGCCTGAAGTTTTCAGACAACGGCACTACTTGATAACCGTCGGTGAAGTAGAACCCATCGGTGCCCACGAAGAAGATCCCTTGCAATGTTTGCACGAGCGCCAGATGCCCCACCGCTCCGACTGAGTCTGAGATCTTTTTAGGAATCATTCCATTACGGCCTTGGTTATCAAACGATCCATCGATGCGATAGATCGAGCGATCACAGAAGACCACAGGGATTGAGCGTACGCTGGAGACGCCGGTAATCGGTTGCTCCATGTCAGCGTAGAAGCCTTGAGGAACAGAGTCGGGGTCACCGCGTTTTGATTGCCACAAACGCTGCGGTTGCAGCTGGAGATCAGCGCCAGTGGTGACGCTTACTTCCGTACCATGCGCATAGTAGACGTAGTCGGTCGTGCCGTGCACGTACTTGCAGGTCGGTGGTCTGTCGTTGCCCACAATTCCGCCCGTCGTGTAAAGCGTCTCATTGTTCTGAAGAGTAGTGTCAGAAACCGTATCAGAGATGGATGTCGTCCCGTTGGTAACCTCGCCGACATAGTAAAGCACTGCTCCTGCGTTTGTAGTGCGATAGACCTCAACTTTGATTGCGGTAGTGTCGTAGTGGAGCCCAGTGGTGTTTGCCAGCACCGGGATCGATCCGACTGTGATGCCTGGCGATGACCCTGGAGTCGTAGTGCCAATGTTTGTGAATTCTTTAAACTGAGGAGCGCTGCGATCGATGTAGGTCACGTCCTCAACTGTGTATGTGTACTTCAGCACCAGTGCGTAGATGTAGTTCGCACCTGCTCCGCCAGTTGCCGTGTATGTGTTGGCCACAATCGGCAGTCCTGCAGTACGCAGTCTCAGCGTACCACCGCTGTCGTTGTATACCTTCACAGGGCGCTGGTACGGAGACTCGTGAGTGATGATGGAGTGTTTGTTCCACTCAGCGTACGCAAACGCTGTGCTGCCTGTGATCGGAGATGCGAGCGTGAACGCCGATGCGGATGCAGGCCCCACAAGCTCAGTCATCGCCGAGCCGTTGTCGTACCAGAGCTTCTCACCTGCTTGCTTGATGGTTGTGTAGTCTCTAGCAGAACCTGTGGTCTGCCCGAGCATTAGGCCGATGCGACGAGTGGAAACCGACGTAGAGACCTGAGCGCGAGCGAGGGATCCAGTGAAATCAAGAAGAGTACCTGGGCGGCTAATAAGCTTTCCATATTCATCAACGACGAGGTTGTCTGCCTTCTCGTATTCCTGAGGCTGAGCGCCAATGTGAAAATCTGTCAGACCACCAAACTGCCCAACAGATAGCGTCGCCATTATTTTATCTTACCTTGCGCATGCGGCGAAAAAAACCCCGCGCGCTGTCCTCGTACTTGCATTTGTGAGCCGAGCAGAGTTGCTCGATCTCGGCCTTTATCTCAGCGAAATCTTCAGCGCTGATCGACACACGCCCAACACGCATCTCTTGCCACTCTTCTGGCGAGATATCGCGCGTCTCATCGTCTAGGAACCTTGCACAGTGAGCGTCTTCACCGAAGTCAGCGCAGGCTTCGAAGTCTCGGATCTCAACCGAGCCGCATCCGCTAAGGCCGAGCAGCGCCGTCGAAATGAACAAGCCGATTGAAACTCTCCACAGCCCGAGCACGGGCAGCGGCAGCGGCTGCTGAGTCGCCACTGGCTTTGGCTCTTTTGAACTCTTCAATGTCTGCAAGGTATTCATCGCGCTCCTTTGCGGTTTGAAACTCGATCACCATGAAGGTGCCCGCTAAGGCCATCTGCCTATATACCCAGCCATTCACACGAGAGAGCAGGAGATCAAAGAGCTGCGAGATGATTGGCCAGTTTAGAAACGGGAGCTCAGCCCGCGCGCCAGCGTTGCCTAGCGCAACGATCCAAGAAACAAAGACACTGATGCCCTTATTTAGGTTCGCTGCCGCCTGGTTCTCTGTCGGCAGGCTTGCCAATTACTCTTTCTTGCCGATGAGGGCTTTTGCTACGTTCACGACCATTTGAAAGATGCTGTTTGCCTTGATCCCGGGCACGAGAGCGAGTGCTTCGGAAATAGCCAAAAGAGCGCCAAGGATGACGGCGAGTGACTTAGGGTCCATAGTAAATTCCTCCGTGTGGTTAGTAGTTATTATGGAGTGAATTCTCTGTTTCCGCTAGGGGGCGCCTTGTCTTGAATATGCACCCAGTGTCCCTTACGAGTGACAGAAAGGGATTCGATGTAGATGTCTATTTCAGCAGATGCCCAGCGTGCGCGGTTAGCGTCGAGCCAGTCGGCAAGCTTCCCTGTGGGGTCGGCGATATCAATGGCCTTAGCGACCAGGTGGTTCGACTTAGCCGATCCGTTGACTTGCTTATTCAGCGACGGCGTTCGCCATCCGCTAGAGACAGCAGGCGCAACACCCGCTGCAGCGCAAACCATGGAAGCCTTAGCGATGAGCTTCATCGCATTCTTCTGGTAGCCATCTCGCATGTCCTCAGGAAGCGCTTCCCAGTCTGCGAGCAGACTCATGTGCTTCTTCCCTGAGGTTATGTAGTCTTTTAGGCTTAGGATCATTCAGCCTTCGGCTTTAGGGCTTCATCCAGCACTGCCAGAGCAAAGCCAACTTGATCGTGTACGTTCTTGTTCGCCACGATAAGGGCGCATGCTTCTTTAAGGAATTGGATCGCTTGTTCCGGGGTCATCAGGTGTCTCCTCAACTGGCGGCTCAACCACTACAGGTGGAGGCGTAGAGGCGATTTCCTCCAGCACCGCGACTGCAGCGATAACAGCCTTATATGCTGCCAGAATCTTACCCGACTGGTCTTGAAGCGCCAGCGGCATAAGAGACGGGAAGTACCTATTTTTCACGATCGACGGGAACGTCTCCGTTTCGTTGATCGGATGCAACGTGTACGACACGCTAACCATAGGAGGAATAATATGTGGCTCTGGAGTCTCGATTTGCACAGACCGGATTCCCCACTCTGTGAACACCTTCTCAGGGATAGTGATCGGATCTTTAATATCAATAGGCATAATTAAGGAGCTCCATACCAATATGTTACAAGAGATGTTTGAGTGACTTGGTCATTTATTGAGGCCGAACATTCTCCAGTGAAGAGCAATATCGAGCTATTGCTGTCAATAGAGCTAAGTCCAGTTAATAGGCCATTCGAGGCATATGTGAAGGCTAGGGCCATATTTCCAGCCGACATCCTGACCGCATATCTGACAGACGTAGAGGAAACCCTAATAACCTCACCAGATATGCTCCATGGGGTGGCGACAAGAACCGCTATTGCTCCAGAGTCATAAATAATCGACCCCTGAAATTTAACCTTTAGCCTCTTTGTTGCCGTCGCGTCTGCCCCAAAAGCACCCCCACTGTAGAAGCTAACAACATCCCCATTTGTCCCAAGCTCTGCGGCCTGAGTTGTGTAACTCATTAGAGTATCTTCGCCTGTACCAATATTCCCAGCTTGGGTAGTATTTTGGGACGTCAGGCCACCAACAACAGCATAATAATTCCCAACGGCAGTCTTTCCTCTACGCGTTTTATGTTTGAAATCTGAGTCAAAAGATACTGCTGTAGCATTTGAAGAAGCGACTAATTGCAAAACATTCCCAGTTGTTCCGGATCCCTGAACGATACTTGCTGCTATTTGTGAACTTGACGAGTGTCCGGACACCGTAAACGTTCCCGCCCCAGAGGTTGTCCCAACACTAACCTTATGATTCGATCCATTTACGTAAAGCAAACCTGAAGTGAACACGGAACTTGGAGCCACTAGAAGCTGCGGATTTGTCGATGTTCCAAATGTTATCTGCGTGGGGCTTAGTGTTAAAAACGACACCTGAGAAGTCACGGTCCTAAATGACAGAGTGCCACCAATAGCTAAATATCCATTGGAACCAAGCCCATACAAAGCAAAGGCTCTGTTGCTACCATTTCTAATTTCAAACCCAGCATAATTACTCGAAGACACACTTTGGTAGATGGCTTGAAGGTCATACCCAGCTGAGGATAATAATGGATCTACGTTCCCGGCTGACGATTGAAGGGACGCTGATCCTGGAATAAATGACGTTGGCGTCGCTGAGTATGACCCAGTAGTGTACGCCGTTCCAAAGTCCTCAAAGTCAATTACTCCAGTTCCAAATCCAACCGATGTATCAAACTGCTTCCATTGAAGGTAGCTAGCTCCATTGTTCGAACTTTTTTCAACATAGTATTTCCAAGCGTTAACAGCGGAGTTTGGCGTTGAATATGTTGGTGCTGTTACATAGTTGGCGGATATATAATACTTTGAACCAGTATTTGGAATTGTCACATTGTTTGATTGAGTGAATGAATTGGCATACAAGTCAGAGTATCCGCGAAGGTTCTGGTATGCTCTAACCCGATAACGGACCGTTTGTCCTGTGCCTGTAATTCCATATGTGGTTGGGGATTGTGTATTAGATCCACTAAACGCCCCACTCCCCCAAGCGTCAGCGTATTCATCTCCATCTCCGCTTAGGGTGTTCGAGAAAGACGTTCCCCCACTATTCTCCCCGTATATCGAGATACTCGAAACAGTCCCGCCACCTGCGCTTGGGAACCCAAGAACTCTATGTTCCACAATGAAAAATTCCCCAGATGTAGAGGACACTGTGTAATCATAGAATGGCCCAAAGTATTGAGATCCAGATGGAGCGATGACAACTGCTCGAGCCCTGTAATTTCTAGCTGCCCCTGTCGACTGAATAGCTAGAGCAGCACTGACATATGGATCGCTTTGTGAGTCAAACGAAGAGAATGTTGCTGATTGTGGCGACGTAGCTCCAGGGAAATCCTGGTAATAAAACGTCCCATTCATATTCAGAACGATTACAATGCCATCGCACGACGCGGGAACAGTGGCTACGCTAACCGAAACATCATAAGAGCCAAGACCAGTATCAAACCCAGCATTTACAGCCGCTCCTGCTATTGTCTTATACAAAACAGAATTGATCGTTTTGTATGAGTAGGCATAGGCCTGTGGATCGGTTCCATTCTCGGTGAAACTGCCTGACCCAATATTCACAAATCCACACGACGAGGCATCAGTAGGACCACTAGCAACCTGAGCTCTTGTTGCTGTGACCTCCGATGAAGTTGGAGCCGATGCCAGGGTTTGTAAATTAACAGCTAATGTAACTGACCCAACGGAGAATATAGAATACCCAGATGTAGACCGAACATCTAAAGCGGCGGACGGATCAGTCGTGTTGATCCCAAGAGATAACCCAGAGACCTTCCAGAATGGGGCAGATGTATTGGGCGTTAAAAGACCAGACCCATCAGCAAACGGCATATATCCTGCCGTGTACCCTCCAACAACAGAGCCGGTTATTGTGCCAAAACCTAGAGCTCCACTTAGCCTTCTTAAAACGTGACCATCTGTTCCTGCAGAGATATCCGCAGGAACGCCGGAGGAGCTGCCAGCTCTTCCAATCACAGACCAGGCGGAAGAGTTTCTTAGCATTGCATCGGTAACTTTGGCTGACCCAATAGCCGTAACGCCTGCGTTGGTTATCGTGATGTCACCACTCATCGCCACGCCAGTCGCAACGTTTGAGGCGTTGCCGACAAAGATTCTGGCTGAGGTGAGTGTGGTTGCTAGTTTTGCGTTGAGCGCTGTCTGGAGATCGGTCTGCGAGGACAACGTCCCCGTGATTGATCCCCAAGTCCCACCACCGCCTGATGGCGGTATATAACTAGTATCCGACACAGAGCACCCCTATGGCTGTAGCCACTAACGCTAGCAACACCCACGGCCAGTACGCCGGGCGAGGTGCTGGCTTGACGATGCGAAAGCTCTGAGCCCGCACGTCCTCTGGACGCAGGTAGCGCATGACTACACCTTCACAGGGTACAAGAGTCGGACGACGTCCGTGCTGGCTCCTCGGATGTAGATCAGCGAAAGATCGTAGACATCCATCTTTCCGTTTTGGAACAAGTCCGCCAGCTTGATTGGAGTCTGGGGTACTAGAAAGCCCGTGGTGGTGCTCACGTTAGAGTCCCCGATGTAGACCACGTCGCCAGCATCAGCTTGGATGAGGCAACCGCCTTGCACCTGTCCTGTGCCGAGAGTCTCAGCAGTAGACCCTGAAAGTGTTTTGACTACTGCGTTTAATTTCCAGCTCATTATTCCTCCTTACGGTCACAGCGTGCCGCATCAGGCTTCTCGCCTGTAACAGCGTACTTTATGAATTGTACATCGATGCACATCCGGTGCACGATCCCATTATCTTTTTCTATCTCCGCGACGCGAGACTGAAGAGTCGTCGCCCATGCCGCCCCTCCAAGCAACACAATCACCAGAGAGATTGACACAGTTGTCGACTCAGTTAGTTTCACAATCGCTCCACCGCAATCCAGTTCGAGCTGGAGTTCGTGTTGGTTTGGTGAGACCCAGACAGTGTGTGCTCAAGTCTCACGTCAATGGTATCGCCAGCCACCAGTGCGATCGTGCCAGAGCCTTGAAGAGCTTTAGCCGTAACCGCCGTTGATTCAACGTAGCGACTGGAGATGTACTGTGTAGGCGTGCCGTTCTTGTAGAGCCTATGAGAGTAGAGGTTGCCAGCCGTGTCGGCCACAGAGTTAAGCTCTGAGCAGGCAGTGACTCTATAACGTCCCGGAGCAGGTGCCGTGAACTTCCACGAAGCACCTGTAGTCACTGCGCCATGTGTGTCGTAGTCGCGAGTTGCGAAGTCGAGCAGGAATGGACTCGTAAGGCCTTGCGCTACGTTCGAGGTATACCGGGCTGCGATCTGCTCACTAGCAGCGATTGCAACCGGCCCAGACAGACGATCGAAGTGAATGGCCGTGAAGATCGTGCCGAGCAAGTCGAAAGTGTTTGTTGTCGCGTCTCGAGACACAATGACCTTGAGCTGATCTCCTGCCACACAACTCACAAGAGCGCTGCCCGACGTGATCGGGAAGACAGACGAGGTGGATGCGAACTGGTAGTCTGCTACCGCGATGACGTTTGAGTTGTTCTTCTGAAGGATTGCGTTGAATGCAGACTTGCCAGCAACGCCCACAACAGATGTGCCAGCTAGATAGACTGCTACTCGGTAAGTCCCTGGGACTTGTACTGTGTACACACCGCCTGAGTAAGCGTTGTGAGTATCGATGAGCTTAGAGGTCGGAGCAAAAGTTGTGGCAGTAGTGCCAATCGTTTGTGTGCTTGTAGCATAGCTAGCGGCAACAACCCGCGTGTCTGCAGAGTCAGAGATCGCCACACTAGAGCCCCATCCAGCGATAGGGATGAATGCCGAGAACTGAACCAGATCTCCGCTAGCGAATACGCCAGGTACAGTCGCCGTGATCGCGTTGTCCTTGAGGTATGTGCCAGACACATTCCACACGACAGGAGTCACCGTGGTGGTTGTCGAGTACTCAACAGCGCATCCGTAAGCCGCAGTGCCTGCTGCTTTGATTGAGCCGTAGCCGTAGACCTGTACACCTGCGGCTTGAGTGCCGGGAACTTTCGTTGTGTCGATTGTGAGCCCAGCAGGTAGCGAGACTGAGCTCAGCGTTCCCGTGGGAGCTCCAGAGAGATCCACTTGCACCCGTAGTTCAAGAGAATCCCCTACTCTGCGCCAGCGACCTGTGGCCGTAGCGTTGGTGGACCAGGCAGAGATGGTCGGAGTGTAGGTAGTCCAGTCTGTTACCGGCGCCCCGTATACGGACTGGTTCTCACTCACTGTTAGCTGATCGAACTTCAGCACGTAAGCGCTAGCAGAAGTCGATGCCGTGTGGAATCCCACTCGGTAAGAGGTCGAGTTAGCTGAGGTCTGAAACACTGCGCTGATCTTGGCTTGAGTGGAACTCACAGAGACCACTTGATAGCCAGAGGGCTGAATCAGAAGAGAGTTCGTGACGTCATAGACGTAGATGCCAAGATCACCTGTGGCGTATGTGCCAGAGACGACTTCATACACACCGCTGATCTGAAGCGTCTTAGCCTGCTGAGCGCGGTCGATTGTGAAGGCACACGCCACACCTTCGCCCTGGCGGTTAGCGGCGTCTTTTGTAAATAGGAAGGAGGAGGTATTGATAAGCGGCGATGACGTGGACCTCGTCCAAGTCACGGTCGCCGATCCGCCTGTCATGTCGACTGGTGTTGCTGCAGCAGCGTCGGCGTAAGTCGCCCACGGAGCTGTGTTGAATTCAGCGTCACCGTTTTTGAGGTAGTTCTTGGTTGATACGAGCCCCTTGATCAGGCTTGCTTCAAGAATTCTATTCGCGCTAACGCCCATTACAAACTCCTCGCGACTTCAAATAGCCTGTTCGCCGTTGCGTCGTAGCGGACGCGCAGTGAGCTGCCTCTATAACCAGTCCAGTCGCCATTGATTAAAAAGTTACCAGATGAATCCGCGAACGGAATCGTTATTGTATTCGTGTCATCGGTCCCGACAAACTCGTACTCCGCACCGTCAACCGCTGCGGTCAGCGTGATCGCAGTGAATGTTTGAGCAGAGCTGCCGGTGTACCTGAACTTCTGAGAAGCATCGGCGGTTACTGTAACCGTCGTGCCGGTGAAGTTTGAGGATACCGTCGTGCCACTGCTGCCACCACCGACGAGTCTCCATACAGAGCTCGTGCCGTCGTAAGCAAGAAGTGCCATGGAATTGTTCTTGAATCTGAAATCAGAACCGGTGCCTGTGTCGATACGATCAGCAGCGCTTGCAGAACCAGACAGGTAAGCAATCGTTGCATCCGCTCCAGTGGCGTTCATGAGCAGAACAACCTTCGCGCTTACTCCGTTGCCGATACCCTGAATGATCGTTGCAGCAGAGAGTCGGATGATCGAACGGTTTGCCGCACTCAGCTGAGCGATTGCTCCTGCTGTTGCGTCAAGAGTTACGGAGAGAGCAAAGTCCTGTTGGAATGTAGCGTCTCCAGACCAGACGTGATCACCTGAGAGAGTTGCAGCAAGCTTCCCGCCCGTGACGTTGAGGTCTGCGATCTTCGCTGTTGTGACAGCGCTGTCAGCCAGCGCCGCAGTCGGTAAGGGCACTCCCTTACCGGATGTGTGGTCGTGGGTATCAACTGCTGTGAACGAGTCGATGATATCTTGGACGTATGTCTGTGAGCGTTCCGGCGGCGGATTGACTCCGTTAATATTTGCCACTTAGGCTCCCACTTCTTGAGCTACGCGGATTGTGTCTCCGGCAGTTCCGTAAACATAGATCGTGTTCAAGTCCCACTGTCTAATCCGAGATCCCATGAAGAGATCTCCCAGGTTGAGCACACCTCCTGGCGCGACAGGAAACCCGTCGGTCGATGTGACCGACGAGTTCCCGAAGTAGACAGTAGCAGCGTTGGTGCTCGGCGCCAGGAACACTACGTTCTGCGCAAATCGCGCAGTAGCGTCCGTGGTGGACGTGCACACAACCTCAGCCGTATTCGTGACTGAAATCGTTTTCTTGTACGTTTTCAGTGAGAAGACGCCTGACATTAGATACCAGTCGTCGAAGCCTTGAGAACGAAAACTTGAATCACGGATCCAGCGCCGGGGTTAGCCGACCAGATTGCCGTAAGCGAGTTTGCAGCTTGGGTGCTCCATCCCAGGAGGGGCAAGTTGTTTGCGCCCTTCGTGGATTGAGTCACAGCCAAGATCAAGTCGCCTGCAGCGAGACCTGTTACAGTCATCGCTTCCGTTGCAGCGCCACCGGCGCCAGCGCTAGATGCGTAGACTTGGAAGTTAACTTGGTCGCCCAGGTTAACCTTTGCTTGCTTGATGCCCAGTTTGGCCAGAGCGTATCTCTGGGCTTCTGTAAGAGCTGCCATAAATTTCTCCTTATAAGAAAAAAGCGCAGGCGGTTATGCACCGCCCACGCTGCTGTGTGGATCAGTATCAGGTGTAGCTGAGGCTCAAGCTGTGCAACACACCGTTGTTACCAGGCTTGGTCCACTCCATCTCACCGAAGAGTTTGTAGTCCAAGATGTACTGGTAGCCAGTCGTGTTACGCACAACGAAGTACTCTCTTCCGTCTGGAGCAGCGTGTCTCTTGAAGAAACCTTTGCTGCGGAAGACCATCGACTTCATGTCGAGGAAGAAGATCACGTCGTTGTCAGCTTCTTGAACACCGACGAACTTCAGCATTTGACCAGCAGGGCTGCCGATCATGATTTCTTGCCATCCGAACTCGCTGACCTTGGTTTGGCCAGGAGCAACGTGGAAGCTGCCCTTCTCGATTTGGATCAGTTGCAAGATGACGCCGAGGTTAGCAAGGCTCATCAGCACGGTGTTGGCATTGCCACGAGCTTTTTGTTGGATCTGGGCGTAAGCCTTGAAGATCACATCAAGAAGGTTGGCAGAGGTTGCGGTAGCACCAGAGATGTTCGGAGCCTGGAGGAAGGGATAAGCCGTCTTGGTTTGGCCGTGGATGGTTGTGGAACCACCGTTAGCAGCGGACAAGAGAGCGGAGCGGGCAGAGACGAAGGTCGATGCCGTTGTGCCGTCCCAGCTTCCAGGATGGTAAACCTTGGCGTTCTGAGACAGGGTGTAAGCAGAGATGTCAGCAGCTGCGCCACCGCGAGTAGCGGAAAGGGTCACAGTCGATGCATCGATGCTCATCGCGATCACATAGTAGGTGCCTTGGGTGGAGTTATCATCATCCAGGATAACTTCTTGGCCGATCTCAAAACGGTCGACGAAGTTAACTGCGAGAACGCCTCCAGCAGTACCGTCGGCAGTTGCTTTAGCGAAGTGAGGCCCGCTGATGAGAGCAACAGAGGTGATCATCTTCATGCGGCCGACGAAGTCATCAACTGTGTCTTCGACGAGCTTAAGGAAGGTGCCTTCCGGGATCTTAGCGTCGTGATCGACGAGATCGCGGTGGTTGAAGATCATCGAGCCCCAGAGCTCTTGGTAGTCATCAATCGAGCCGCGGACGTAGGTGTCTTGGGAGATGTTGCCCGAAGAAGCCAGCGATCCGAACCCGATCGTAGAAGCACCTGCTCCTTTGAACGGGACGATGATCTTGGAGCCTTCCCAAGCGTTGTCCTTCTTAACGTTCTGGAGCATCCAGTCGCGTTTGAGAAGTTCTTCGCGGAGAAGACGGTTAGGAAGATACTCATTGAGCATCGTGCTGAATGAACGAGTTGTTGCCACTTTAACCCCCTTGGTTAATCAAGCTGATTAGCTTTTTCTCTTAATTTACGGATGTCATCTAGTGAGCTAACGCGTGAGTTCGCCGGCGCGGAGGATCCACCCCCAACATTCGGAATCGTCTTCAGCACCTTTTTCGCAGCAACGATGGTTTCAGCACTGTCACTAAGAAAAGGACCGAACATCTTCCGAATCTGCGACACCACTTGGTCAGGCGTGGGATTGTTCCCAGTCTGAGTGAACATCGCAGAACCAGTTTGCAACACGAGTTGCTTGAAGGCTCCAGCTCCTTGGCGGGCCTCATATTTTGCTACCATCTGCGATACCTCGGGCTTTTCAAGCTCTCGGTCGATTTGGTAATCAGTTGCGGTGACCATTTCATGGTGTAACCGTTCCTGATAACTCTTATTCTCACTTTGAAGTTTAGAATTTTCAAGCTGGTAACGACGTTTTTCCTCCATCACAGCCTTCTGCTCGGGAGACATCTTCTCGCGATTGATGATGTGAATAGCTAGATCTTTGATCTGATCAGGGCTTAGTCCCATTCGCTCGATGAAGTCATCGTACTGCTTATCGCCCAGGAACTGAGCGGCTTCAGCCAGTTTTGAGATTGTAGGTTCGTACTCGCTGAGTTTCTTCCTAAAGTCAGCAATCATCGGCTTGTATTCTTCAAAGCCATTAACTTTTTCGAACAGCTGTCGCACCTGAGTCAGTGACTCTTGATCCTTAATAATTGACCGATACATCTCCGGGATCTCGTGAGTCTTCCCGCCGTAGTTGTAGTCATAACTTGCTTGCCACGGAGGCGGGGCCGAAGGATCGACCTCAGGCTCAATCGCAGGAGCTTCTTCTTCGGCTGCTACCGGCTCTTGTAGTTCTTCTTCGATCTCAGGTGTTTCGTTCTGCTCAGTTACGTCTTCAGACATTTTTGTAAACCCTCCAAGCGGAGAGTTTACGCGGAAGGTGCAATAATTTCTGCGTTCTGGCCTTCTGCTTGAACTATTCCACTGCCAGCTAGCTGCGCTGCAGCAGCAGGATCAGGCATTTGTGAAATGATCTCATCCTGGAATGCGCCCTGCTCTTTTAACTTTTGCACGAGCCATTCGACAGAAGCGTATGGCAACCGAGCACGACGCGTGCGCTCAGGGTTGTTTGGATCTTGCACGAAGTAATCAACACCAATCAGTGTTCCACCATCGGGGATGAATCCGCTGTTAGCACGAGCAAGCGCTTGTTGTTTCTCCTGCGCAAACTGCATGTGAGCAGCAACTGCATCCTTGTACCCTTGTTGAAGGAACGGATGCATGAGCTTGAAGTCGGCTTTCTTCATACGAGCAGTCAGATGTCCTGCAATGTATTCATGGTTATCAACTTCAGAGATCAGCGGCGTCTCACCTCTGTCGAGCGCAAGAATCTCATTCTCAGCAGACTCATAATCACTTGTGAGCTCTGAGAAGGACTCATCGACGTTAGCGTAGGGGAGCATCTTGATGATCTTGCCAAGCTCTCTCTCAGGCAACTTGTTGCCGACGTACTGCAAGATGTGCGTGAGGCTAAGCTGCCTTCCCATCTTTGATTCAAGGTCCTCAGTCTGCGGCTCAAGTTTGATCCGGATCAAATCCTGAGGGAGTTGCTTGAATTCTGCAATGTTCACAGCCTCGGCCGCGCCAGTAGCCTGAATGATTGCGCTGTCGGGCAAGTAGTAGCGAGCCATCTTGAGGTAAGTCTGGCAGACGTCTTTTAAAAACAATTCGAACCTAGAAACGTAACGCTGGAAACGCTGTTTCTTCGCGCCTGCCCTAAAGAGCAGCGTGAAGGCGTCCATGTCGCCAGTCGGAGCATCATCTTCATCGATCTCAGCCAGCTGGTACATTTCTTTGATGTTACCGAGCATGTAATCAAGGTACTGCGCCCCAGTACGCCCTTCGATGATCGTCGGAGGTGCGCCAGTGGTTGTCACAGTGCGAATGCCTGGCAGCGACACGCCAGCAGAGAGCTTAGCTCCGTTTGCCAGCACAAGCTTGTCATCGCCCAGAGTGAGCTGATGCTCAGCCATCTTAGATGCTGAGCGGTTGATCTCAATCTGGCAGGGACGAAGCGGTTTAGTGCACGCAATGCCACGAGCCTTCGTTTGTACGTAATCAAAGCGCTGCCCTTGAATGGGGAAGATCCCGCCAGGCAACTCGCCTTGAGCTACGATCGCGCCACGGATGTGAATCGCATACCACCCGTTAGGATATTCGGCGCACGGTCTGAAATACCACTCGCGAACGAGAGTCTCGCCCTTCTTAGAGGGGCGGTATGCGTTGGATTCAAAAACCATGAAAGTATCTTCTTCAGTCTCTTTGATCTCATCGATGGAGCCAGCAAATTGCTTTTTGAGATCCTTAGTAGGCACCATCTTCCGAATCACTAGATACGGAGACTCAAGAACATTCTTGCAAACAGGGGAGCGCAGCACGTTGAAGCCGAGCACTTGCTCGATCTTGATTGCGCCTTCATAGATAGGCGTCTCTACGCCATTCTCGTCGACTTCGTACGCAATGATGTTGCCAGCAGATTGATCAAAGTAGAACTTACTCCACACTTCACCAATACCGGTGAAGTCATCAGCCCAGTCGCCAATGAGCGCATCGAGATTGTTCTGCTCCTTGCCGTAAGCCCAGATCGAAGTGCACAACTCAGCAGCCTTGCGGTCCTTGGACTCCTTAGGTCTGCGCGGTGCAGGCATCACTCCAGGAGCAGAGCTCAGGATGACGTTTGAATATCTCTTAGCGATCTTACCAAGATGGTTTTTGGTGAGCCTGATCTTCACTTCATTGGAGAGATCTTTTGAGCTGCGAATCCGGTCCCAGTATTTGGAGCCACGCTTATTGTAGTGGTCGCCATTGATCATCAAGAGAGATGTGCGCATCTCCGCAAAGTCTGGCTTATCGCATTCCTCGGATTCCTGATAAAGGCGATCGAGTTCCGCCAGCTCTTTGCTCATAGTCTAACTATCCTCTCCCATTTGCAGCCGCTCATATGCCTCAGGGTCACTTATCAGCAGCTCTGACTCAGACATGCCCTTAGCCTCCTGCTCAAGCTGCTGACTGATAAGAGGACCTGGGTCTGAGTTTAAGTTTAAGGGCACTTGGGCCGTTTCGGAAGGGGCAAAGCGGATTACAATGCCATCCGGCAGCGTGATCTCATGAACGTGAGCCGCTGCGGCCACCCGAATCAGCTCACAAAGATCAACCTCTCTAATCATAAAGCTCGGCCCAATAGTTAAACTCCTCCTCGAAGTCTTGGGAGCCTTGGTTGTTTCTTTCATCCTTATATCCATCCCTTCGTGCCTGTAGTTCTGTCTGAGGATCAGCAAACGATGACGGTGTCACCTCAACCCGCCCGCTAATAGCCGCCCAGTTCCATACAAGCGTTGCGACTACGTAGCGGACCGAGTCGATTGAGTCGTCTTTAGCGTGTGACTTCGAAGTCCCGTCAAGTAGAGACTCCATCTCGCCTGCGATCTTGTGCATCTGCATGTGGTCTTCAGGGAACCTGCACTCAGCAGTGTGAGTGTAGAATAAAAGCGCTCTGGCTTTTAATAGACTAGCGACCGCCGACTCCCCCACGGCATGAGACTTCACTCCCCGCATAAACGGCAACCCTAGTCTCTCTGCGATCGTTCCCAAATCAACGGCCGCCCAGTCATAGAATGCTGTAGTAATGTTCGGCAGCCCCGTCACCATCTCAAGGTACTTATCGATGACGTCCTGCGCAGTCGTCTGGATCTTATCGCCTCGCCAGTGTTTCACAACACGCACCTTGGTGCGCTCCTCATCACAAGCCACAATCGTAATCGCCGACGGGTGCTTGCTCTCCCCGCCACCACCGTAATCCAGCCCCGCAAACCACTGCCAGTTATCAGGAACTGGGTGAAACGGTTTTAGATGTTTCTCCCGATCAAAGCCCTGATACTTGAGCCCGCCGTCCTTCACAAAGCGCCCCATGATACGTCGATCGACTTCAGCCTTAGAAACGCACGACTCAACCGCGCGCTTGATCACAGCGTCTGTCCACATCGAGGGAGTGCCATCCTCATAGGTCTGACAGTCGTAAGCAGAGACCTGCCAGATACGAGCTTCCTTCCAGCGCTTACGCTCCTCTACAACTTCCTTCCAGAACTGCTGCCCAAGAGTGGCCGTAAACACGAAGTACATGTAGCCCTGAGTCGCAGCTGTCCGCATCTGAAGCTCTGGGAGCAGATCTTCTGGCACTTCTTCATCAAGCCCCATCATGTAGCACGACCCTGTTTGAAGCAGCTGCACGTCTTGCTTGTAGGTCTTGAAGTAAATATTAATCCCTGAGTTGAACTTCAGCGCTTTCAAGTGCCGCGTGCCGTCCTTCTCAACCCGCCACCCGTAGATCGTACAATCGGGCGCGACTTTCGGCAGCAGTGGTCGCCACTTCTCATCGAACTCAATAGTTGTCACATCACGCCCCGGGTACAGATACCACCACTGCGAGGGAAGCTGCCCCTCCGACAAGTGAGGCCAGAGCTTGGGCCAAAGAGCTGGAGTGACTGCAGTGTGAATGAATTTACGAATCAGCGTCGTGGATTTCGAGAGCTGGTTTCCGGCAACGATGATCATTCGCTTCGATTCTAGGTCGTCGAAGAACTCTCGACTCCACCTATAGAACTTGTGCATGTACAGGTGCGGGAGCTTGGCCCTCTCAGCGGCCTCAGCCTCAAGTGCCTGAAGCTTCTGGAGCTTCAATCTCTTTAATGGGTCGATCTCCGTTACCACTTTCAAGCTCCTTAATCTTGCGCTCAATCTCTTCCAGAGGCAGTGATTGATTTGAAGGCGCAGGCGCGGTCTTCATCTTCTGATCCATGTTGTAGTTCACAGTCTTCTGTACGATTCCGCCCTTAATGCGCTGATCAAGATACATTGTGACCTTGAGCTTTAGATCGATGACCTTGTGATCAATTTTCCCATCACCGTTGACGTTGGGGAGATCAAAAATCTTGCGCATCTCCTCAAAGCCCTTTTGGTGAGCCTCATAAATCAAATCATCATACGTAGTCGGCGGTCTGAGCACGTACGCAAGGCGAGCCGGGTTGTACATCTCGCGCATGATCAACATCACAGGGATCGCAACCCGAGATGTGATGTTAGCCCAGCTCATACGACGAGCTTCACGTTGAGCATCCTCGTACTCCGCCCAAAATACGTTGCGGAAACGATTGATCTCAGGAGTTGGGCGCGCCGCACGCTCAAGCTCTTCGTTGCTCATCTCAAAATGTGAGAGATCAGTCTGCGCCTCAAGAGGCCTGCGCATAGGAGCAGGCATCATGTTTATAAGAGAAGCGTGGTTAGCTGAGTCGAAGATATCAATGGACAAGATCAGCGATCCTCATGATCACGCGAGCCGCTTGCTCTGCAGCAACCTCGCCCGTGTTGATCTGTGCCTGCCACTGAGTGTAGCCATCGAGCGCAACCTCTGACTGATGATCAGGATCTCCCCACTTAGCAGCACGAATCCGGCGTACGGCCGGAGAGGCGAAGAGTCGGATGCGATGAATAGAGCTCACGCCACGCGCATCATCAAAGGCCGCAAGCTCGTTTGGGAATCTGCAGTCATCGAACACGACGACCTTCGGAAACGGCACCAGAGTCAGAGCCCGCGCTCTAGCGCAGCGAGCCCATAGATCCTCTGATCTAGTGTTGCGCCCCCAGTTGGTGCCAATCATCTGCAGCAGCGCACGATCGATGCCCACGAGCTCATCAAGCCCGTAGCGCTTCAGCACTCTCCTGGCTTGGTCGTGAATTTCGTAGACCGGATCAGCGAACTTCAGCACACGACAAGCAACAGGAGCTGCATTTCGAATGATGTTAGCGATAGTTGTCTTCCCACTACCCTGCGAACCAGCTAATAAAATTATTTTCACCCTATACGGTAGCTTAGGCCGGGGTGATCAGAATAACCAGGAATGATCTCGAAGTTTGACGCGTTGACTCCACGGGTGAACACATGGTCAAGATACCTGTGCCCACTGTAGTGCGCTTGATAAGCGTGAGTGTATCCGTACTTCTTCATCAGATCTCTAATCTGGGTCATGCGACCTTCTGTTGAGGTATTAAAATCCCCTGCAAACAGACATGGACGGTTAGGATTTACGGCCTTTAAAACCGTCTCCACTTGTTTACATAGCGGCTCAGCTTTCTTAAACGGCCAGCCATTATGTCCATGGATTGAAACAAGCGTGTAGTCGCCAAAATCAACAAGGACCGTGGTCTTTTTGATTCCGATGACGGCTTCTGCGTCTTCACAGCGAAACTCCTTCACAAGAGGACGACGCTCGGTGGCCTTATACAAAATAGCCGCACCGACAGGGTCGCCTCTTTTAACGTAGCTTGTGGCCATAGCGAGCTGATACCCGTTCGAGAGGTCATCAGGAATGCGCCAGTATTCTTGCAGCAAACACACTGCAGGATTGATCTGGGAAATCAGCGCACGTTGCGCCTTATCCATACGCTTAGCTAGGTTGAGTTGTAGAATCTTCATGAGCGGATCTTACAGCAAGAAGCCATGTCGTAGACAGCGAGTATTCGTGCGACTTGTTCAATGCCACACCCCAGCAATTCCAAATCACGAACTCATCCGTATCATCGAGCCCTGAGACCCAGCCCGTGTATGTACCCTTAACGGAGTCAAACACAGGATAAGCCACGACCTCTAAGCCAGCTCTAGTTTTCATCACTCACCACCCAGTGGATTATAATGATCAAACAAGCAGATGTGATGAGCAGCAACAGGATACTCACGACTCATCCCTTAGCTCCTGCTCGCACGACCTACAAAGCAACCCAAATGGGTAGATCAGCAGCAGGTCGAACGGGTGGAACTGCTTGGCGCAATGGACGCATGTAGACTTATGCATAAGTGGACACCCAAACACTCAAAGCCTTGGGAGGACCCGAGTTGCGGACCATTACAGTCCCTTGGTTTAGGTGCCCGCTTAGACAGCGTCTTCATCCAAGCGCCTTCAGAATTGCTATTCTCAACTCCCTTTCCTCTTCTGATTGACCTAAGAGACTAAACGCTCTCTGCAAAAGCTCTCTTGCTTTTTGCATGTCAAGAGCGTGGCTGACAAACGTGAAGGTAGATCCGGGTGGGATGGATTTAACTTGAATACTCTCATAAGCCTTGAGCATAGACGCTAGGTTCTCTTGCGAGAGGAACGCTTCGTTGCTCATAATTCAGGACCCCAAAACGTATCATGCTCAATCCACTCCGGAATCGGAAACTCGGATGCTGGCATCCATGCCAACACATCCTCTGGAAAAGCTGCTGGGTTGTGATTTGAGAGACAGACCCAGAAGCATCCGCGCCCTGTAAAGTCCTCCGTTTCGACCACTGCTGTTTTGCCATCAGGGTAATAACCAACAGTGCCAAACATTACCTCACAGCTTAATGGCTTGTGTTTTTTCCAGTGCTGAAAAAGCACGGCAACAATTTCGCCCTCTCTCGGGAGCTCGGTTACAGGGTTTCGCCAGTTCATGATTCAAGCTCCTTCATGGCAGCGATGTGCACAGTAGGGTCCGTGTTATGTCTCGCCTCACTCATCTTCCTTCTCCCCACCTGCTTCGATCAACGATAGGGCGGTGCGGGCTATGTTAAGTGCGTCCTGTGTCCTTGATTCCCCTATCAATGAAAACAGGCGGTCTTCAATTTTCTCAAGAGCTTCAATCGCGATGGCGAGCTTCGCTTCCGCCGCGCAATCACAGAACTCCCCATCAAACTCATTAGGAATAGTCTTGTGACACTTGTCACAGGTATCGTTTTCAGTTGCTGCAATCTGCTGCCAGCTCATACCTTCTCTTTCTCGAACTCTGCTATCGCAGTGCGCGCCAAGGCGAACAAACATCGAGCAAGAGTAGCGTGTGCCTCTTCCAGCTCCATACCAAACATTCCTTCAATCAATCGCTCGCAGTTCTCAGGCGTAGGGGGCAGCTGGCCAAACACTTCAACCAATAACATTGATTGCGCCTTGCTATTGTCACTCATTGCTAGACTCGAACTCTGCGAGGATTTTTTCAAACGCTGCAATATCTTCATCACTCAGCAACACCGCCGCAATCCGATCCTCGCGCCCTTTCTCATAGGCTTCGAGGAGGGCGGATTGGATTTTATCTGTGAGGTCGTTCTGCTCATTGCTCCAAGGAAGGTACGTACGCGCAAGCTCCTCCGCACGCTGCCGTGCCCAGGTTGAGAGGGTCATGGTTTCAGAAGTCATCTCGTTCCCTCGCAACTAATTGAACGCCATAAATCTTCAACTCAGACCAGAGATGGGGGCGTCCGCTTGCACTGTAACGTTTATTCCCAATGGAATACTGGCCCGTTGCACGGCTATACAACTCCACAATCACTCTATTGAATAGCTCAGGAGTGACAGCAATTTTCACGAGTCCATCCGGAATGCCGTACTGCGCATGGAGTTGATGAGTGAGCCTTAGCAGCCCTTCTTCAAATTTCACTTCTCCCCCCTCAATTTCGCGAGTGCTTCGCGGGCTCGAGCCACATAGCACATCCCACCAAAACCCCAGTGGTCCCGACAAATATCGTTGTGGTCAAGGTGACACTTTTCTGAGTGCGGTTCCAGCATTACCTTCAACGCCTCAACCAAAAGTGAGGACGTCCGCTCATCCGCAATAGCTTTAGCGATCATGGCCTCAAGCCTATAGGTAGCGCTTGTCCCCCACTCGTTCTGCCAGTGGGTGACGATTTCAGCTGCGATTGTTTCAGGGGGTTTCATGCAAGACCCAACGCCCTTCGCCAATCAATCCAGTCCCTATGTATGCATCCATCATTCAGCAAAGTGCCGGAAGGAACCACGTACACGCTAGGTTCAAACGACTCCGGCCCCCATATCTCAGGGTCTCTTTGAGCGCCAGGCATCCAGTATGGAAGCGGGTTACTCATCCAACACCTCTCGCCACCTAAAAATATCGCACTTAGTTGCGTGACTGCATCTCCGTAAATAATCCTGCGCCTCCTCTGGAGTGTGGAATGAATGCCGTTGCGTTGCGCTGTTTAGATAGACGAATTGGAGCATCCATCCCTCACGAGGCACACGGCGCTTGCTCTCTTCGCAAAGCCGCTCCCAGCTTGAGGCGCCTGCGTCGTATTTCGTACACAACCACCGCTCAAATGCTTCACGTGTCAGCGTGATTGTGTCGTCTCTCATTTATCCCTCAGTGCTTGTGAAATAATCCCGCGTAGAAGTGCAACCTGTCCTTCGAGAGCTGCAATGCGGGCGTTTGCTTCAATAATTTGTTTATCTAGTGAAGGATTAGGCTTCTTGTATGGCTCTTTTAGAAGGCTTGGAGACCGATGCAGCCACTCCCCTTTATCAGAGTCCCAAAGGAAAACATGATCAGGTTGTTTCTTTTTACGTGTGCTCATCTCTTGTCCCTCAGTGCTCTGCAGATCAGCAGGCTTTCTTCTGGGTTCTTGGTGTTAACGGCGTGATAAACCTTGCGTCCGGCTTTGTCTTCATACTCTTCCCAGGAGATTTGGCAGCTTTTGCCTTCATTTACATCCCAAGCCCTCACGTGCTTCCCAAAACACTCGCCAAGCTCACGGCATGATGCTGCGAAGTCGCCACGACGGACCCACTCGCGGACCTCTGCCGGCTTAGGGGAGCAGGACGTGAGTAGGAGTGTCAGAGCTATGAGCCTCACAACACTTCAACCTTCTCACCTTGCTTGAGGCTGAGCCTCTTCTCAAGAGCCACACGCAGCGCCTTACTGTAGTCCAGCGTTCCATCAGCGTTGAACGCACGCGGGAGTTCGTTGAGAGCTGCCATATCGATCGCGCGCTTGTCGGTGAAGTGGACATAACTTATGACGCCGTTGAAGCTGTACGACTTCAGCCGGTCACGCGCACGGTTAATAAAAATCACAGCCTCTTGCGGGCCGAGCTTCGACAGCGATACCTGGTGACGAGCAGCCTGCGCCGCAAGCCCCACGTGCGCGCCACGCATGTCAGCACCCAGGAACACGCGCACGGTCTTCACTTGAATTCTCTTAGCAGCTGCCCGATTGAGGAGAGCGGCACTACGAACGCAACACCAGGAATGCGAGCCAGCTGCTGCCTCGGAGTCGGAGGGATTTCGGTAATCGTTACAGCAGGCTTAGTCTGCTTCACCCATGTGTAATAACTAGCAGGGAAAACCTTAGCGCTCTTACACGCCGCCGTTAGAGTCTGCCCCTCCGCTCTCATCTTGTCGACAAGAGCTACCTTCTGTTCCTTCTGATTTAACGTGTATTTTTTCGACATGCAGGCCGCTTAATGAGTTTAGCTTTGCAATGTCAATGTGTAATTTTTCAGCCTCTTCTAATGTCAAAGGCTTACGTGTTCTATCAAGCAAAGATAATAGTGCCGCACGTTCTAATTTATAACTTAATTGATTCTTTAAACGTGATTTCCAGTTCATGCTTCACCACCTAATAGTCTAAACAAACGTTCATCCTGCTCGCAGAGCTGGCGCGCAAACCTCTCTGCCTCCGCTACCGAATGGAACTTATAAGGGAGCTCCTCTGCCACTTGGCTCCCGTCTAACTCCTCTAAAGCTCGAAGCATCCCATAAGTGCCATCCGAGTTTATAATAACGCAGTACTCAAGCTCGCGTCTGGACGGCAGCGTAAACGCGTGACCTCTTCTTTGAGCAGCCATCATGTCTTTAAACGTGATTTCCAGTTCATTGCTTCAGCCTTTCCTTGTACCACTGAGCTAGCCCGCGAGTCGTCGATTGTTTGACCTTAGGCCATGCCCACTGCAGAAGCATCTCCTTCATCTCGTCTGCACACTCTTTTAAAATATCTTCCGGGACTTCATTCAGCAAAAGCCCAATGTCTTTTGGCGAGCTCTCGAGCCGTCCAGAATCACGCAACCGCTCAACAGCCTTTGTCCAGCGCTGCTCGCAGCGAAGCATAGAGCCAAGAGTGGTTACAATATCAACAGAACTGGGGTTTGAAATGCCCCACTCGATTGTGTGCTTCTCTTTGAAATCCTCAGAGACGAACTTCGCCATCACGACTTTTTTATCCCGCCCGAACACGTCGTAGGCAGCGGGCTTGACCACCACACCTTCGATCTTAGCAAGCCCTAGGACGCTAGTAGTGTCCATGAACCGCACCAACTCATGCGGCCCATCAAGCTTCCCTTGATAGAAGAGAGGCGTGATCTCAAACCCTAAACGCGCACACTCAGCCTCTTTCTGCTCACGCGTTAAGTACCCCTCCACTCCTTCAGTGGAAATGTCGAAGACGATGAAGTGATTCGCAGGCGTCCTGGCGTATTCAAGAGCATTGTGCTTGGGTTTAGCCAAGAACTCCGCACGGTAAGTCCACCCAGGAGTAAGCCGATTTGCAAACGACTGAGCAGAGCTCACTCCAAGAGCAAACATGTGGTTAGTGGCTGGGACCGGAATCGACACGCCCTTGCTACGACACAGAAACTCACCCGACTGGGTGACTCCAAAACTAAACTGACTGCCGTCAATCTTCTCTTCAACAATCACTGGCCCGCTGAACAAATCACGCGCTACAGCGTGGTCTACAGCGTAGAGACTGGGATAACTATGCAAACTGAGTTCCATTACTGACACTCCACCACTTCTTCAACCTGCTTAAGCAACTCCGTGCACGCAGGCGCGACCTTCACGCCAGTGCCGCTTCCGCCACCCAATGTCCAGTAGTGCTGGCGCTGGATCCGGCCCATGATCGCAGCGTAACGAGTAGCGAACGCCGGGCAGTACTTAGATAAACGCTGGAACTCAAGCGGCTCGCCTGAGCCGAAGTTCTGTAGATCAGAGACAGGACAACGCGTGTTACTCCCGCCGAACTCGTTCCACAGACACTCAGGGTCATCCTTACCCTTACCCTTGAACTGATCAAACAGCGCACGCAGCACACTCGATCCAGTCGATGCCAGCGAGTCGTACGATGTCTGATGCACGCCAGCCTCAGTGCCAGCTGCGCGAGAGTCCTTGCACGCACTACCAGCACGGTCACAACCACAGCACCAACGCCCACCACTCTCTGCCAGCGCCATGCCAACCATGATCGAATACATCGAGCGCATGGGAGGGTCGGAGAGCTTGATTTTGCCACGGTTGGCGAAGTACGTGATCGCGTCTTTTGATTCAGAGCCAGGAGACATACCCGCTTCCTGACCGCAGACGGTAGCAGCATAGGTCAGCACGTGCCCTAGAAGGAACGCCTTAGGCGGGTAGTCCTCGTCGCCACTGATGTCGGTCTTGAGACATTTAGATGAAGCCACCAGAGCCTCTATACGGGCTTTGGACGGGCCGACAGCGGTGGGGGTGGGAGAAGGGAGGGGAGAGGGGGAAGGAG